TCCTGCATGACCTGACATTCCTTGATCAAGTCAGCCTTTAAGATCCGGCGGCGCATCATTCGGAGCGGAATCCATCGGAAGATTGACTCCATGGCCTTCACCGACTGCTGAGCATCCTGACTGCACACGATCACGGCTTCCACTAGGTCGTTGGCGGTGGCTTGTCCGCCGTGAACGAATGGGGAGCCGAGTCGGTGCAATAGGATAGCGTGCCCGACAGTAAAAGGCTCCATTCGGAGCCCCATTACCACCGGGCAGGGCTTGGCTGTCGCCGTCAGGATGTCGGCCAGTTGGCTCACAGGGCGGTGGCAGCGCCGGTGACGGTGATGTTGGTGTACCGCTTCAAGGTGATCGTGCCAGTGGCCTTGCCGGTGGCAGTGGTTTTGATGGAACCACCGCCGGCGTAGATCCAACGGTTGCCGGTGGCAGCATTGATGGCGTCGACGTATCCGCCGACCTCGATCACCGGGGCGCCAGTGATCACGCAAGTGCCATTCACATCAGGCAATGCGGCAGACAACAGCGCGTTGGCTACGCTGGTCGTATTGGCCGGGATGAAGTTCACGGTCAGCGTCAGCCGATTGTTGTAGCCGATGTGGCCGACAACCTCGCCGGAGCTGTTCCGAACCTCTTCGGTGTCGGCCTCGTGCGTGATGTCGTACGACTCCATATCGGGCGAGACGTACCCGGTGACGACAAGGGCGCCCGCGGCGTCGTAGAGCGCCAGGGTGGCCGGTGAGCCGAAAATGTATTTGCTGCCTTGTGATGTAGCCATGTGTTGGTTGGGTTAGGTGGTTGCGGAACAGTAAAGAGTGAAGGTCCTGGTGAACGTCCTGGACCGATTAGAGATTGAGGCCGCCCCAAAGTCTAGAGGGGCTGCGAATTGCGCCGTAAACGGGCCGCTGGCGTCGTTTGATGGAGCATCCAAGGCGGAGGCCCCGGCGTCGTCAAAGAGCGGCAGGATCCGATTGTCGAGCACCTGCACGGTGGTCAGGACGGTAGCCTCGTCGGTATCGTCGGCCGATAGCTGAAGTTCGACGGAAACCTCAACCTCGTTTGTGAGGTCGACACGTTGAACAGGCCGGGCCGAGTTGGTCGAGACAACCAGCCTCGGGAAGTTGGGCATGATGTCCTCGAGGTCCGGGTCGTCGTACAGGCCGCGGCTGTAGGACGTCAAGCAGGTCGGCGTGCCGGCCCCGGAGCCCGACCAGTCGGCGGCTGCCAGGTAGTCTGCTACGGCCTTCTCTGCTCTGAGTGCGACGGCGTTCATTTGATGGCGATACCGTTGTCCTCTAGTACCTTGCCGTTGGCAAGCATGGCCTCGGTCATGTGATTTGTTAGCTCGATGAGCTCGTCGTCCATGGCCTTCTGCATTGCGGTATTGTAGATGGTGGAAACCCGGTTGTATTGGTTGTCGGCCACGCCAGCGGTCATGACCACCGAGGCTGTTGGGTTGAAGCCGGGGACCGCTTGAATACCTCGGGCCTTGGTGCCCTTATGAACGGCGACGTTCTCCTCCGGCAGGCCGTACTGATTTGCCAAGGCCACAAGAGCGGCGTTTGTCTTCTTAGGCGCCTTGTAGCCTGCAGGCTTTGACAATGGTTTCCACTTCGGGCTTTGAAACTGGGTGAAGCCCCGATTGTAAATCCGGATCACCTTCACCACACCGGAGCGGAGGTAGCCTACTGAGCCGATAGCTTTCCGCATCAGGGCCGAGGCGGCTGCCTTCATCTCCTCACCATAGAGACCGCGGCGGCCTGCCTTGGCTTCGCGCGCCTGGGCGATCAGGTGCACCCGACGAAGCAATCGGGACTTTCCGATGCGCTTGCCGGTTTTCTTGCTCTTACGGTTCACATCGCCGAGGGGCTTGCCTAGGTAGTCGGCAATCCGGCGCCGTTCTTGTCCCGGGCTTTTAGGCGGCACCAGGACGAACAACCGAACCATTAGGAAAAAGAACCGGGCGTTGATCGCCTTGTGAAGGTCTCGGCTGGTCGACAGCAGATAAGCCTTCATTGCCGCATCGAAGCGGCTGGAATCCACCGTCATGTTGACGACAGGCCTCACCGGGTTTTCGCTCCTAGTTCGAGGCTGTAGTAGGCGCCGGATGCATCCACACGGCAGGACAGGATCCGGAGGGTCCGGCCTTGGTACACCAGCGTGCGCCCGACCACCGGCCGAGGTTTGCAAAAGGTCAGGGCGATGCGGTCGGTGTTCTCCTGGAGCAGATAGTAGCCGTCCTCCTTGAGCAGACGGGAGAACTCGGTGCCCTGGTCGAGGGTGTACAGCGTGGTGTCCATCGTGACCAGGGTGCTGTCCCAGGTCTTCCAGTCGCTGAACTTGACCAGGATCCGGGATGCCACGTTGTCCTGGAAGCCACCAGCCACCGGGTTGTTGGCGTCGGTGACGGCTGCCGGGATGCACCGGATCGACGAGCCTTCCCAGATGAACATCGGCGCCCCCAGCATCTGCTGGAGCACCGTCATGCCCTGCTGGAGACTGGAGCCGATGATGGTCATTTAAACGGTGAAGTAGGTGCCGGATATTAGGATCCGGCTGGTGGCCTGAATCTGGCTGGCCATGCTGGTGACGTCGCCGGTCTCGTAGTGGTACAGGGCGGCATAGGATGTCCCTCCGACAGCCTTGCCGATCACCGCGGTCTTGGCCTGGGCGGTGGCGTTGTCCAGCCAGATAGCCAGCGCGGCATCGTAGGACACAGGGTCAGGCAGGCTGATGCGGAGGTCTCCGGTGGCAGATCCGGTCACCGAGTTGACGGTGATGTCGGCCGTGAATGTGGAGACAAAGCCGATGGAGGTGTGCCGCGCGGTGTTGATCGTGTAGCTGTAGGTGCGGCCACCGCCGGAATCGGTCAGCGTAGGCACCCAGGTTGCCGGCGCTGCATCAATGGGTAGGCTGCCATACAGCTCGTCGAAGTTGTCGTTGATCTTCTGGCCGGCGCCCCGGAGCGTGTCCCCGGTATTGTCGTTGGCGATGGTGCCGATGTTGATGATTTGCTGGGCCATATCAGTTCTTAGGCAGGACGTACCAGCCGGCAGGCAGCGTCACCTTGGACGGCCCCACCAGCTTCTTGTTTGCATCGAAAGCGTACACACTGGCCTTCACCGGCTTGGCCAGCATCACTGGATCACCGGAAGGGACCAGGACCACCTTCGTCACCTGGCAGCCCAGGCAGGTCAGCAATGCGATCAGCCAGATCGCTTTTGAGGGCCTCGGGAGCTTTGCCATGTTGCACATTGGTGGGTGGTGTTTCTCGGAACCAGTCCAGCAGAGCCTTCAGGATCTGGTAGATCCAGTTCACTCGGACTTCTTGATCTCGAGCTTCTCGGTGGCGTCCTTAGCCATGACCAAGCCGATGCCGGCGCTGATGGCGGCAATGGTCGCCGTGGGGTCGACCGAGGTGGTCGGATCGCCGTCGAAGATGGCCTTCAAGGACCCACCGACTGCGACGAGGATGGCTCCGATACCGGCGAGAGTTGTCTTGGTGTTTTTCATTTCTTAATGGCTTTATACAACGCAACACAGGCCGCAAGGAGACCAACCACGGCGGAGGCAAAACGGATCTCGTCGGTGAGCTGGGGCAGCATAGATGCAGACGTTGCTGCCGCTGCCGTGGCCAGCGACAAGGCTAGTCCATTCGTTCCGCCGTGGTTGGTTGCGTCCATGTTACTCGGGTTTGTGTTGCGCGGCTGCGGTTTCGAGGATTTCAACGAGCGGCAGTCCGACCTTCATGTTTTGGACGTTGCCGGCCTTCATACCAATGACCAGCAGTTCATAGAGCTGGTTGAATTGCTGCGGAGTCAGTTCGATCTTGATCATACGGTCGGAGTCTCAACAACGATGGTCGGCTCCGCAACCAAAACCGGCTCCACCTGCGGCAACATCGGAGGCACGATCATCTCGGGCTGGGGCGGAGGAACCGGTGGCAACCACGGCAGCGGAGGAGCGATGATCGGCGGGTTGATCTGGTTTTCGATCTGCTGCGTCACGTTCGCCTCAATCGCGCTCTTATCGACGCCATTGGCGAAGCACCATCCGAGAACCTGATCCTGCGTCAGGTCGGGATACGGCGTGAAGTTCTCGGTCGGCGGAGCGAACGACGCGCTGCCGTAGCAAGTGCCGCTGTACTGATCCTGAGTGCCGTTGCATCGCCAATCGGCGGTGATTACGACATCGGTGTGAGTGCCTTCGGTGGGCTTAACGAGAAGGCGTTCAATGATCCAAGAGAGGGTAATCATGGGATTAGGCGAGAGTGATGTTGGCGACTCGGGTCGTGCCATCGGATCCGCGATAGCTGAAGCGGAGGTTGGTGTTGCTGGTGGCGTTGACGGTGAGCTGGCCGTTGGTGGTCAGAGTCGGAGGAGTGTTCGGAGCTGACAGTATCAGATTTCCGGATCGTGTAATACGCATCCGCTCTAAACTGAGCGAAACACCGCCTTCACCAGTGAAGAACAGCAGGTCTTGCGAGGAATAGGTTCCATTGTGGCTGTTCACAACGTGCAGACCGGAATAGTCGCCACCGCCGTCAGAGATGCCGAACTTAAGAGTTCCGACATTGCCAGCAGCGTGGTTAGTAGTCGCACTCTGAGACACAACCCTAGTGCTTCCAATCGGGAACGACAGTGCAGTGACAGGAGAAACTCCTAAGCCCAGCCCCGTGGAGTTCAGGGTCATTCGAGTGCCGCCCGCGCCGTCAAACCATGAGAACACGCCAAGCGGGGCAATCCGGTATTGCGCCAAGCTGTTGGCTGCAAACTCCAACGTGTTGGTCGTAGGAAGATAGAGACCATTTGCCGGAATTGAAGATCCGGTGACGTTGAGGCTTGCGAAGGTGGCGGTGGGAGAACAAGCGAGGATGTTGTTGATCGAGATGCGCTTGGTGTTCCCTGACGCTGGTGGCGTGTCTGACACATCCACAATAGGGATCATGTCATTGGCGGGATCGGCGGTGGTCAAGGCCGTCAGTGCTGTAATCTTTGAGTCTGCCATATCAGTAAACGGTTAGAATGAATTTTCCGAGGTCTTCTTGTAAAAGGAAACTGGTCCCGTCCTCCAGCACTATACTGTCGAAGGTTCCAAATGAAATGACGAGCTTGCTCACACCATCCTCTTGAAGAAGGAAGGTCTCGTCCTCTTGCAGAACATCCCTCCGCATGATCGGAGGCTCGGGCATGATCTGGCTTACAGATCGTGTCCTGTTGATTGATGTTCCGAGTGAAATCATTAGGCGCGAGCGTTAAACGCCAGCACAGAGCCGCTGGAGATCTGGAAGCCGGTGATGTTGCCCACCAACGGGGTTCCAGCGGGAATCGTCTTGGAGGTCCACGTTCCGGCAATGCGGTGTCCGGTGATCGACGTGAAC